TTTATCTGCCTCACACCTCTCCTACTGACATTTTCGGATATCAATCGCGTTATGCCGAATACAAGTCCATCCCCTCGCGTGTTTCTGGTGACTTTCGCGAAGGTCGGGAGTTCTGGCACATGGGTGTTATCTTTGAAAACGAACCGGCACCGTAGAAAAGGGAATTGTCACCGGGAAGAAGCGGAACGAATAACTCGGTGGGTATCAAATTCTGGTCACGATAGTATTCATCGTAAATCATTCGATAGGCGGCAAAGTAAAAGGGCGAAATTTCAAACGTGTTGCCGCCGGAAGGAGAAAGAGGAGGAATACCCATGTAATCAGCAATGCATCCAGAATCGAAAGCGTGGCCGGAGTCGAGTATGAAAAACGGGGCGACAATGTCAGGATCATTGCCGGTAATGAAATCCTCGAAACCGGGCCACAGTATACGATAGGGAACGAAGAAATAATGTGTGTAGGCTTCCATAGTGTGCATAACAGGAGCGATCATAGGAGCCATACGGAACATTTGTTCCGGGGTAAACCTGTAAATATCGCCGGGAAGGCAATCGAAAACACAGGTGGGAACCAGTTCGCCAATATCAAACGAGGTTTTATGCTCGTGCGAAAGGTCGAATGAATTTGCAGGGATGCGGGGCATGCCAACTGCATTAAAAAGTGTATTCATAATAAAACAGTGATTTGTTAAAATTGTTTGAAAACAAGGTTTTAAGAAGGAGGGGGGTTACCGGCGCGGCGAGCGATCAGCGGCGCGCCCCCTCCATTCAGAGGTTAATTTGTTTGAAATGACACGATTTTTGTGTCAAAGGCGAATACCGCCGCGACGTCCCAAATAGGCAGAAAGGCGACGAGATTTTTTGCGTCTACGCATTGTCAAAAAAATTTAGACTGGTTTAAAAATGATGTTTGAACCTGGTCGACTCGGTATTTTTAGACGAGCCTAAACGAAGTGATGGGAAAACTAAGTTTTAGTTATTCGCCGAAAAGGAAGTCCCACACATTGTTAAGTCCCTGAACGATATATCGCGACCAAAGGGGGTCACCAGGTCGAATCTTCTGCGATGCTAAATCAGCGTCAAGACGCTTGATAACACCTTCTTTACGGAGTAAATCAATTTGAGCCAATATTTGTGAGCGTTGCACCTTTGCGTTCTTTATGTCCTCCGCGGTCTTTGCGCGATCTACCTGCATATTCAAACGCTGTTCGGCAAGGTTCTTCATACGTTCAATGGCTTCGGAGACATCGGTAGCGGTTCTAACCTGTTCACGCAGATCACGACGAGCGGAAATATCAGTAGTTACCTGTAATTGTCGAAGCATTTCCTTGCGGGCTTCCGCAGACGTGGAACGAAGTTCGGATTCAAAGTCCAGATCAAAGTGCTTGCGATCAGCAGAAACACGAGTTTCACCAATTTGCGCAGCCTTTAAAAGCGCTTCCTGAACGATCACAGCGTTTTGCGCTTTCATGTTGTCGACCTGCGCTTGTTTGATCTGAAAATTATACATGTTATCCAATGTGGTGAGGACGCCACCGGAAATGGCGTCGCCCCACCGCGGTACGTTAAATTCAGGTCGCATAACTTCAGGAGCACTAAGGGCAGCGCCCTGATTAGATTGACCGTAGATAAGATTAGGGTTAAGCCCGGCGGCCTTGTAGCGAGACATTTGCGCCTCTGGTGAGTCATAAGCATTTTGCAATGCCCAAAAAGCAAGCGCGTCTTTACGCTGCTTTTCATACATGCGAATTGTAAACGCTTCAGAACGAGCGTTTTGCATTGCAGAGGCGCCAGCATTGATGCCAGCACCAAGTAAAGAGGCGCCGCCGGTAATAATTGCACCAAGTGGAACAGGCATATCAGTCAGTTTTTTGTTCCGGCTCAAGCGAGGCCCGGAACTGTTTCAGAATGTGCGAATGCAGATAACCGAGGTTTTCCGGGGTGAGAGTCACGGCGCAGTAAGGAAAGCAGAAGTTGAGAAATTCGGAATCCGAGTCATAGAGGTAATCAAACTGTTCGGCAGCCGTCATAGGCGGAAGAATGACAGTATCCGCATTTGCCATGCGTTCCAATTCGGCACGAAGGTTTTGCCGGAGCGCGTGTTGCATAGTCAGTTGAAAGTCGTCGAGGGCTTCCATCAGTTTTTTCTGCCCGCCGGGATGAATGCGAGAACCGGGCGTAACGTCAGGAACAGGAACCAGTTTGTGCGGAAAGTCTTCCGCAATGTTTTTTTTGTTAGTTGACATGATGAAAATTTTAAGAGTGAAAATTGTTAGTGTCAACTGGCAATAATACAACAAGGGAATATTGCCAGATTTGTACGGTTAAGCAACCTCTGATCCACCTGCGCGAACTCGCGCCCCATAGCGGCGGTCGTACCTCCCTTGCGTTGGGCGCGCGTTCGCTTCGGTGTTTCAGAGGTTGCTTTTTTCAACGACAAACGTACAACGTTATTTTGATTTGTCGTCGTTTTGCGCAGCCTTAATTTCTTCGGCTGCTTTTGCGGCCTCAATGGCTTCGGCCTCTTTGCGCTTGCGCTCTGCTTCCTGTTTTCTAAGTTGTTCCTGTAGCGCCTGAACGCGGGCAGCGTTTTCACGAGCGAACTCGATTTTTCCGACACGATCAAGCCGATCGTATTCGGGCGGAAAAGCAGGATTGTAAACGGCGGGATAGGTCATAACACCTTGACCACGCCTGAAACGTTCCTGAATTTCGGAAATGCTGGCAGCCTGTCCGGGAACAGTGAGAGAGGGCTTGGTAAAAACGAAGCCGCCTTTGGATTTGTAATTGTGTGCAGTTCTAACCTTTTTCATATGGAAAGAATTTTAATGTGTTAAAGTTTTGAACGTTTGTCCTGTTGAGCCTTGAATTTCTTACGCCTTCCTTCGCGCTCGAATTCCAAGCGCTCCGGAAAGGTGTACGGTGTACCACTGGCGTCATGCAAATGACGCCTTTTTTGTTCATGTTCGTACACAGCGCTTTCAATAATTGCGCGCTGCTGTTCCAATTGCTGTTCAGTAAATATCTTTTGACGGTAATAGCGAGGCATCGCGATCCGATGGCCTGACAGTTTCGTGAGAAAGTTTCGGGAAAGGTCGGCGGAATGATAACGCCTGACAGCGTCATCTTCGACATAACCGGCACCGATACCCTTCGACATTAACGAGAACTCGCGTTCCCTATCGTCGCGGGAATGCCGGTATTTTTTCTCCCTGAAACTTTCTTTATCGATGTACTTCATGCAATAAGCCACAGAGTCGGAAGTAGCGGTTCCAATATCCACGGCACCAAATTGAACGCCAGACAAAGACCATGCCGAAGCAAAAAGATCAGGGTTTGGAACGTTTAAAATGATAGCGTGATAATGAGGGCGATTGGTTTTGGTGCCGTATTCACCGCAAGCGTAGTACTTAACCGGGGGATGGTCCAAACCAGTAAACCTATACTCCGAAATGGACTTACGTAGTCGTTTCATGAAATCCTGAAAATCCTTCTTACGAAGGGTCATAAATCCGTGTGGCGTCAGCGGAACGTGAGCAGTGTCGTATGTGAGGGTGACAAAGTAGGAAGAGACACTGTTGTGTTGCTCCTCCCACATCATTCTAAATACCCACTCATTAACGCGACGCATTTTACAGGGAGGACACTTGCCGCAAGGGACAGGTATCGAAACACCCTTTGAATTGACATAAATGGGTGAGTCACAGGCCATCACGAACCAATTTGAGTTGAGCCGAACGAAGGTATGCCGTAGCGCGGCAGTTTCCGGAAGGCTCTGATATTGTGAATAATACGGGCGTAAATGTGATCGAACGCGCCATCTTCGACAGCGAAAATGCGCGAAAACTTGTTCGGGGAGGCTTCAATAAATTCCTGATTCAGTGCCGGTTCGTTTTCAAAGATAACACCCATGTGCCAGAACTCCAGACCTTCGCGAAAGTCACCAGAAACACGCGAGGGGATGGACTTGTATTCGGCATAACGCGATTGATATCCGAAAATGTCAGTAGGAGAGGTGTGAGGCAGATAAATTTCCTGATTCAAAACAGCCTGTTCGCCCAAATTACCGAATGCGGGCCATGCGAAATCATTGGTTGGGTGAGACTTGAAGAAAGAACGGTGTATACCCTGCTGGTAGGCAGTCTTTGGCAGGATAGAGGTAATACCGATGACGCATCCGAATTCCTGAACGCGGTAAGTAAAAGTGTTACCACCGCCCACGCTTATACCGTGTCCGGCCATTTGGCCGACAAATTGGCTGGCCTCCTCGGGGTCGTTATCGGACTGAGCGGTGGAAAGAACTTCGGATATGGCCATGAATTGACGGACTCCGCCGATATATTCAGGACGTTGAAGCCGGGCGTCCGGAGAAAGTACACCGTACTGGCCTTGCAGTTTTTCGGTGTAGCGGGTACCGGAACGGGCATCACGCTCCAGGAACTCCTGAAGAACGATTGCGGTACGAAGCATGTCGAGGGTAACAGCCTGCGATTGAACATCGACGGAAAGGGTACCATTAGGGTCATAAACGGAGCCGCCCGTATCGGGGTCAACCTGTAAAGAACCATTGGCAGCAGCAGAAAGGTCGCCGGTCATCAAAGCGCCGGTATCAGCGTCTTTGAGTAAACCAGGGGTACCGCCGGGGGTGTTGAGCGTAACAGGAATACCGGCCTGAAAGGTAAGCGGAAGGGTAG